GCTTAATCAACCCAAGGGGCTTTTAGCCCCGTTTTTAAAGGAGCTTGATTATGATGCAGACAGACGTTAAGAGTGCTTACGTAGCGGCTACGGCTACTGCCTTTAGTGGAAGAACCCGTTTAAAAGGTGTTGTTGTAACTCCCGGCTCTGCCGCAGGCACTGTGGTAATAAGGGATGGTGGCGCAAGCGGCACAGTGGTATTTTCAACTGCGACAACCGCTGCTGGAACTCCCTTTAATGTGGTGATACCCGGTGAAGGCGTTCTTTGCCTGACGGATATACACGTAACTGTATCCGGTGCTGCAACTACGGCAGTTGTGTTCTATGGCTAAGTCTCCAGCATGGACGCGCAAGGAAGGCAAATCGGACGCGGGCGGTTTGAACGCCAAGGGCCGTGCTTCCTACAATGCAGCCAATCCCGGCAAGCCGGGGCTGAAGCGTCCTCAACCCGAGGGCGGCTCACGGCGCGACTCCTTCTGCGCCCGTATGGAAGGCATGAAGAAGAAGCTAACCAGCGCAAAGACAGCCAACGATCCGGATTCAAGGATCAATAAGTCTTTGAGAGCGTGGAACTGTAAGGATGGCGGCTATGTAACTGCGGCTGATGGCTGCGCTACAAAAGGCAAGACAAAAGGGCGGATGGTATGACTGACGATGCTATTCAGACAGCTAGAGAGTTGGCCACGCATGCGTCCGACATTAAGCATTTGCAAGATGACATGGACAAGATGTTGGAAAACATGAAGGCCATGCAAGCAACGCTGACCGCTATTGACAAAACATTGTCTGAAGCTAAAGGCGGCTGGAAGATTTTAATGCTTGTTGGTGGTGCTAGTAGTGTTGTAGGCGCAGGTTTGGTTCAGCTTATTAACTGGTACGCAGGGGGTAAGTAATGCCAAGCGTAAGCAAAAAGCAACACAACTTCATGGCAGCGATTGCAAGTAACCCTGCGTTTGCCAAGAAGGTTGGAATACCCCAAAGCGTCGGAAAAGATTTTGACAAAGCAGATAAGGGTAAGAAGTTTGGTTCTGGCGGGCGTACCCGTCCAGATGTTCAGAAGGTGAATAAGTCTAAAACCGATCACGGAAAAATGACTTTTTTTAAAGAAGGTGGTAATACTATGGCTTCCAAAATGAATCCCGGCTTCATGGCAATGATGGCTAAGAAAAAAGGCGCTAGCAAAATGGCTGGTGACAAACCAGAAATGGGTATGAAAAAAGGCGGTATGAAGAAAATGTCCAATGGCGGCTCAGCTTCTTCTCGCGCTGACGGTGTTGCTACAAAAGGCAAGACCAAAGGCACGATGATCGCCATGAAATACGGCGGCAAAACCTGTTAAGACCATGATGGCCAGCCGTGGTATGGGAGACATCTCCCCCTCTAAAATGCCCAAGGGTAAGAAGAAGGCCCGGCGGGATGACACTGACTTCACGCAATACGCTGAAGGCGGTAAAGTAAATGCGGCTGGCAATTACACAAAGCCTAGTCTTCGCAAGAAGATTGTGTCTCAGGTAAAAGCCGCAGCTACGCAAGGCACGGGTGCAGGCCAGTGGTCAGCGCGTAAAGCTCAGCTTGTTGCCAAGAAGTACAAGGCGGTAGGCGGGAGTTACCGAGATTGAAAGCGCCCCAAAAATCATTGAAGGATTGGGGCGACCAAAAATGGAGAACCAAAAGTGGCAAACGCTCTTCTGACACGGGTGAAAGATACCTTCCTAGTGCTGCGATTAAAAGCCTCAGCCCTGCTGAGTACGCTGCGACAACGCGTGCGAAACGTGCTGGCAAAAAAGCCGGAAAACAATTCGTAGCGCAACCAAAGACAATTGCAAAGAAAACGGCAGGCTTTAGATAATGGCTACCAAGAACTGGATTAAAGACGCAATTAAGAAGCCCGGAGCTTTGCGCTCTGCCCTTGGCGCTAAAAAGGGCGAGCCGATTCCTGCAAAGAAGCTGGCCGCTGCTGCAAAAAAACCCGGTAAGATGGGGCAGCGCGCGCGTCTGGCTCAGACCCTTAAAGGCATGAAATGACAACTTCAGGAACCGCAGCGTTTAATCTTGACCTCACTGAGTTGGTTGAGGAAGCGTTTGAACGTGCCGGTTCAGAGTTGCGTACGGGCTACGACTTGCGTACAGCCCGCCGTTCATTGAACTTGATGTTTGCTGATTGGGCAAACCGTGGTGTCAACATGTGGACGTTTGAGCAGGGTACGATTAACCTGACTCCGGGTCTGAACACCTACGCACTGCCCGTAGATACAGTGGATCTACTTGAGCATGTGATTCGCACGGGTGCGGGTAGCGCATCCACACAGGCTGACCTGACCATCACGCGTATTAGTGTTTCTACCTACGCCACAATACCCAACAAACTGCAACAAGCCCGCCCGATTCAAGTGTGGTATCAGCGTTTGGATGGCCAGACTTCGTCCATTGGCACCACGCTTAACGGCGGGATTACAGCCACAGACACAACAATCACACTAACTTCCGCTGCCGGACTTCCAGCTACAGGGTTCTTGTTAATTGAGTCCGAGACTATCCAGTACGGTTATGTCTCTGGCAACGTGCTTTACAACTGTTTCCGTGGGCAGAACGGCACAACCGCCGTAGCACACTCAACCGCTGCCGCTGTATACACACAAAATCTCCCCTCTGTGACCCTCTGGCCAACCCCAGACAACAGTGCAACGTATCAGTTTGTGTACTGGCGCATGCGCCGTATTGACGATGCTGGCGGGGGTGTGCGCACGATGGATGTGCCTTTCCGCTTCCTGCCCTGTATGGTGGCAGGCTTAGCCTACTATTTGGCGCTTAAGATTGAGAATGGCGCTGAGCGTTTGCCCGTTTTGAAACAACAGTACGATGAAGCTTGGCAGTTGGCGGCGGATGAAGATCGTGAGAAGGCTTCGGTTCGGTTTGTTCCGAGGCAGATGTTTATTGGTAGTGGTACGTAAATGGGCAATCGGTTTGCTTCTGGTAAGAACAGTATCGCCATGTGCGATAGGTGCGGCCAACAGTTCAAACTAACGGCTTTGAGACAAGAAGTTATCAAGACAAAGCTTTACAATTTGATGGTGTGTGATACGTGTTGGGATCCCGACCAGCCGCAGTTGCAGTTGGGTATGTACCCAGTGGATGATCCACAGGCTGTGCGTAACCCGCGCAAGGACACAACGTACGTTACGGCAGGCACAAACGCTAGTGGCAATTTGACTGGCGGATCGCGGGATGTTCAGTGGGGGTGGTCGCCCGTTGGGGGGTCGAGTAATTTTGATGTCGCTTTGACGCCAAACTACTTGGTGGCAACGACGTTTGTTGGTACAGTTACAGTAACCGTTACATAGGAGTCTAATATGGACAAGAAAGATTTAGCCCAAGACAAAAAGATGATTAAGTCTGCTGTCGGCAAGCACGAAAAAAACATGCACCCCGGCAAAACGCCCACAAAGCTTGCCAAGGGCGGTAAGACCAATGAGATGATGCTCCAGTATGGTCGCGGTATGGCCAAAGTTAAGAATCAGGGGAAATAACATGGCCAAGATTAACAATCAACCCGCCGCTACAAACCCCGGTATTCCCCCTAACCGCAGTAAAGTCGACACCGTGAATATGTCTGTTGGCAACATCAGCAAAAACGCTGGTAACGAAACCGTTAAGACATCCGGTATTGTCACTCGTGGTAACGGTGCAGCTACCAAGGGCACTATGGCCCGAGGCCCGATGGCATGAATTACGCCGCACTCAGCGCTGCTATTCAGGCGTACACGGAGAACACGGAAGCAGATTTCGTGGCTAATATTCCCGTGTTCGTTCAGCAGGCTGAGCAGCGTATTTATAACTCGGTTCAGTTCCCGTCTATTCGCAAGAACGTGGTGGGCGTGACAACCACAAACAACAAATATCTAGAGTGCCCGTCAGACTTTCTGGCGGTGTATTCCATGGCGGTTATTGATGCCACCGGGGAATACGAGTACTTGCTGAACAAAGACGTTAACTTTATTCGTCAGGCATACCCACAGCCAACAGATACCGCAATTCCAAAGTATTACGCTTTGTTCGGCCCCCAATCCTCTAATGCAGCCGAGTTGTCTTTTATTCTTGGCCCCACACCCAATGCAATTTACAACGTTGAGTTGCACTACTACTTCTACCCAGAGTCTATTGTGACTGCGAGCAACACGTGGCTTGGTGACAACTTTGATTCTGTGCTTTTGTACGGCTCTTTGGTTGAGGCTTACACCTACATGAAGGGTGAGCAAGACATGATGGCTCTGTACAACCAGAAGTTCATGGAAGCACTTGCACTGGCTAAACGTCTGGGTGATGGTATGGAGCGTCAAGACGCTTACCGTTCTGGTCAGTTCCGTCAGAAGGTAACTTGATATGTCGATTATCCAGACCCAGACCACTAGCTTCAAGGCACAGTTGTACCAAGGTATTCATGACCTGACGACTGACGTTATTAAGATTGCCTTGTACACGGCTAACGCCAACCTGAATGAAGATACAACCGTTTACAGTTCAACTGATGAAGTAGCTAATACAGGTACGTATGTGGCTGGGGGCGCACAGTTAACACCCATTACGGTATCGTCTTCTGGGTACACAGCCTATGTGGGCTTCCCAAACATCTCATGGACAGGCGCATTAACAGCTAGATGTGCTCTGATCTATAACGTCACACAAGGTAACAAATCCATTGCAGTTCTGGACTTTGGGTCGGATAAGACTTCTACCACTACTTTCACCATCACAATGCCGGCTAATACTGCATCAGCCGCATTAATTCGCAGTTCTAACTAAGGAGTCAATATGACCACGGAAAAACTTACAGCAACTGACCATGTTTCTAGCGGTCTTATTGCCGGTACAAAATCAAGCGAACAGGCGCAAGCCACTGGCGTTTACTACGTTGAGTGCCATGATAAAGATGGTAACTTGAAGTGGTCTGCTGAGTCTAAGAACTTGGTAGTCAACGTTGGCCTTCAGTACATGGCTGGCACGGCTCTGACTTCAGTTGCCCAGATTACCACTTGGTACATCGGCCTGTACGGTGCTGGTGCTTCTAATACGCCTGCGGCTGGTGACACGATGTCTTCCCATGCTGGCTGGACTGAAGTTGTGCCTTACAGCAATTCAACCCGTGTGGCGGCTACGTTTGCTACAGCTACGACTGCTAACCCTTCTGTGGTGACTAATTCAGCTTCTCCTGCTACGTTCAACATCAACGCAACTTCCACTGTTGGTGGTGCGTTCTTGACCAGCGGAAGTGCTAAGAGTGGTACTACTGGAACATTGTTTTCTGCTGCTGACTTTAGCTCTCCCGGCGACCGTTCAGTTGTTTCAGGCGATATTCTGTCCGTTACCTACACGTTCTCTCTCGCCGGTTGAGGCTTAAATGGCTGAAGGCGGCTGGGGTTCTGGCGCATGGGGTCAGGCTGGCTGGGGTGATTCAGTCTATACCCGTGATGTTGCTGAAACTGCGACAGGGACAGATGCCGATTCTTCAGCCATAACCTTTGGCTCTAGCGTTGCTGAGACAGCCACTGGAACTGACGCGATCAGTGCGTTAGCTACCTTTGGAGGGGCAGTATCAGAAACGGCTACAGGCACGGATGATGTAAGTTCCATACCAACGTATGGGTCAACGATTAGTGAGACTGCCACAGGTACGGATGCGGTTAGTTCCATACCAACTTACGGGGTATCGGTATCAGAAACAGGCACGGGAACAGACAGCATTTCAGCGTTGGCAACCTTTGGGGCGGCTGTTAGTGAGACAAGCACGGGTACTGATGCAGTATCCAGTTTGGTTCAGGTTAACGCTTCGGTATCTGAGACAAGTACGGGAACTGACGCAGTTAGTTCGTTAGCGACATTTGGGTCATCGGTCAGTGAGTCAAGTACAGGTAGTGATGCAATAAGCTCCACTCCGACATACGGGGTGTCAGTCAGTGAGACTGCTACGGGGTCTGATGAAGTTAGTGCGTTTGCCAACTTCTTGGCTCAGATTCTTGAGAATGCGACCGGAACGGAATCAGTTTCATCAGCATTTACTTTTTTGGCAAGTGTCATTGAAAGTGCCACTGGAACGGATACAGTATCAGGTAGTTTGACGGTAAGTTCTTCAATAGATGAGACAGCTTCTGGGTCTGATGCTATTAGTGCTGGTGTAACATTTGGCGTTAGTATTGCAGAAGCGGCAACGATCAGCGATGTAGATTCAGCGGTAGCAAGCTTTATGGCTTCTGTAGTTGAATTAGCAACGATAACGGATTTAGTAATGGGCAGACCTTTGTGGGAAATTATTGATGACACGCAGACCGCAAACTGGCAAAATATCAATACCGCGCAGTCCTCGGGCTGGGCACAGATTAGTACCACACAGAGTGCTGGGTGGACACAGATCGACACGAATTAGGAGCATTTAAATGGCTACAGGCGCAACAGGACAACTAGGTTTAGCTCTTCCAGTACAGGGCGAACTCTCCGGTACGTGGGGCGATACCGTTAACAACGGCATTACGCAGTATACAAACATTGCTATTGCGGGCACTTTGACCCTAACAGGTGACGGCGCAGTTACTCTGGCTAATACCACAGGTGACGCTTCTGCTTCTAACATTACATCAACTTTAGCTGGCGCGGGTACAGTTACAGCGCAGTTTGCAACAGTCAGGGTTTCAGGTACGACTACAACCAAGGTAGTCACTGGCCCAAGCTACAGCAAGTCATATCTTATTGACAACGCTTCTTCTTATACAGTCACGTTTAAAGCTTCTGGTCAAACGGGTGTGTCTATCTCCCCCAATGAGAAAGTCTACGTTTACTACAACGCTACGGATTACGTCAAAGTTGGCGGTGGTGGCATCACATACGGCGCAGTTAAGACAACCACATACACCGCAGTAGCAAACGATGGCGTACAGACCAGCACCTCTGGCGGTGCGTTCACAGTTAACTTGCCAGCTTCACCAGCAACAGGCACTCAGGTCTTTATTGTTGACTCTGCTGGTACATGGGCGACTAACAATCTGACGATTGGGCGTAACGGCTCAACGATTGCTGGCTCGGCTACGGACTTGGTGTGTGACATTAACAGTGTGAGTATCCAGTGTATTTACGATGGCACAACGTGGGACATCTTTGCCCAGATCGGTGCTAACAACACGGCTGTGGTGACTTTGACTGGTACACAGACACTGACGAATAAGACGCTGACTGCACCTACGATCACAAGCCCCACAATAACGGGTACAGGCACGATTGCGGCGGCAACGGTTACTTTGTCTTCTACGCTGAGTGTGACGGGCGTGGCTACATTATCTGCTGACGCTGTTGTCAATGGTGTATCTGTTGGCCGTGGCGCAGGTGCTGTGTCTACCAACACTGCGGTGGGTGCTAGTGCTTTAAACAATGGCTCATTGTCTGGTGGTGAAAATGTTGGGCTAGGATACAACTCTGCTCAAGGATTGACTACTGGCGTTCGCAATACAATTTTAGGTTCACAGTCTGGTCAAAATTTGACTACTGGTAGCGATAACATTTTGATTGGTTATCGTACTGTTTACAATGCCACATCGACTGGCTCAAACAATGTAGCCGTTGGAAACCAATCCCTTTACTCCAACACCACAGCATCTAACAACACTGCTGTAGGTTATCAGGCAGGGTATGCTAATACCACTGGTACTGTAACTTTTGTTGGTTATCAGGCGGGGTATAGCAATACAACAGGAAACATAACGGCTGTTGGTTATCAGGCGGGGTATACAAACACCACTGGTTTACGATGTACTTATTTGGGAAGGTCAGCGGGTTATTCTTCAACTGGAGACAACAACACATTTGTAGGTTATGCCGCAGGTAATGCGTCAACTGGCGTTAATAACACATTTGTTGGTGGGTACAACAGTTCCCTTGGTGGTGCTGGTGGTGATATGACCACAGGCTCAAAAAACACCATTATTGGCTCATACACAGGCAATCAAGGTGGCTTAGACATTCGCACATCAAGCAACTACATCGTGCTGTCTGATGGTGACGGAAATCCACGGGCAAGATGGGATAACAACGGCAGACCATTCTTTCCTGATTTAGGTGGTGATGCAGGAACAAACGCAGTTAGATTTAATACTGGTACTGGTCGGTTGTCTTACGACACATCCTCAGCAATATACAAAAACAACATTCGTGACAGCGTTTATGGTTTAAGCCATGTAATGCAAATGCGTTCAACACAATTTGAATACAAATCGTCAGGGCGTTCCGATGTTGGTTTGATTGCCGAAGAAGTTGATTTAATCATTCCAGAATTGGTTGGAAAGAACACAGAAAATCAACCTGATTCTGTGTCGTATGACCGCATGGTGTCTGTGCTGGTCAAAGCCATTCAAGAACTCAAATCAGAATTTGACGCTTACAAATCAACCCATCCATAAGGACTAACATGACTACTGAAACACTAACACCCGAACAAATCGCTTCCCACTACTCAGCCGCTATGGATTCGGTCAACCTGATTAACGCAGGGAAACCTGAAGGCATGGATGATGCTGAATGGTCAGACTGCCTGTCACGCAACAAAGAGCATTTGAAAATCATGTTGGCTAAAGATTTTTGGACAACAGAAGATTTGTCACCATTACAGGCGGCATCCGCCTAAGAGGAAACCATGACCACACTATCAAACATCATCACACCGAGCAATGTCTTAACGACAACGAACACGGCAACGGTTACAAACAAGACGCTGACCAGCCCAACGGTTACGGGTATGGTGGTGTCTGACGGCACAGCCAACGGAGTTACTTACCTAAACGGCTCAAAGGTTCTGACAAGTGGCTCTGCGCTTACTTTTGATGGGACTAATTTAGGCTTGGGAGTTACTCCGAGTGCTTGGAGTGGTTTTAAAGTTCTTGAAATGCAAGGTGGGTCAGTTGGTTCTTCTGGCACAGGAACTATGCGTGTTTTTAATAATGTCTATTACAACGGCACAAACTGGATTTATAAAAATACAGCACCCGCAAGCCGTTATGAATTAGATGGCAATACCCATGTTTGGTACACAGCCCCATCAGGCACAGCAGGAAACGCCATCACCTTTACCCAAGCAATGACGCTAGATGCGTCTGGGAATTTGGGTGTGGGGACTACAAGTCCTAGTACTAGACTGCATATTGCTGGAGCAACTACTGCAACAAGCCAACTTACTACTCAACATACTGGTAGTGCTGTAACAACTGTGTTTGGTTGTGATGGTGGTCTTGATGTTGGCGCTGTTTATGTAACAACTAATCACCCCCTTGCGTTTAAAACCAACAACACAGAACGAGCCAGAATTGATTCGTCAGGCAATTTGCTTGTGGGAGGTACGAACAGCACCCCTGCTGAAAGTAATGTTTCTGGCGCATCAATAGTAAGTACAGGCGGTATGCAACTTTCTAGGGATGGTGCGGCTGGTTTAAAAGTAAACAGAAGAACAGATGATGGTGAATTAGTTGCGTTTCTTCAGGCTGGAACACAAGAAGGAAACATTACTGTTTCAGGAACAACAGTTTCATACAATGGCGGTCACTTATCACGATACGCACAAACAACAACAGCCAAAGACAATTCATTGGTCAAAGGTACAGTCTTGTCTAACCTTGATGAAATGAATGTTTACACCAAAGATGGACAACCTGTTGACAACGAACAGTTAAACAAAGTCAAAGTGTCTGACACAGAAGGCGATGTAAATGTTGCAGGTGTGTTTGTTAATTGGTCACATGATGATGCTCACAATGTTGACGAAATCAATATGGCTATGACAGGCGATATGATTATCCGCATTGCACAAGGCGTAACTGTTGTTCGTGGTGACTTGCTTATGTCTGCGGGTGATGGAACTGCCAAGCCACAAGGTGATGACATCATTCGTTCTAAAACTGTTGCTAAAGTAACTTCAAACCATGTTACTTGCACTTACGCAGACGGCTCATATTGTGTGCCTTGCGTCTTAATGGCTTGCTAATCTTTAAAAGGAAACTAACATGAACACTACATGGACAATCAGCACCCTCGATAGAGATGTTGCAACAGGCTTTGTTAAAACTGCGCATTGGCAAGCCACAGCAGTAGATGGCGAACACACAGCTTCTATTTACTCAACAGCATCATGGGCAGATGGCACAGTCAATATTGCTTATGACCAACTGACTCCTGAAACAGTTTTGGGATGGGTATGGGAATCGGTGGATAAGACTGCGACTGAAGCGGCTTTGGCGGCTAACATTGCTTTGCAGAAGAATCCTGTGACTGCTTCTGGGACACCTTGGAGCGTGGCATGAATCTGAATTTAGAAACAAATGAAGTCCAATTCATTCTGAATGTGTTGGGGGAATTACCAACAAAAAGCAATGCTTATATGTTGCTAAAGAAAATTGAAGAACAAGCAATAGCACAGGTTCCCAAAGAGCCTGCACCAGAGTAATCATGGTTCATGCGCTGGCTCCTTCTGTTATTGCTGTTGGGGCTGGTTGGAGCCGTAGCCAAGAATGGCTGTCATGTGCGCGAGTTCTATGGGATAGGCTACACCGTTCACAACCCGTCCGAGCGGCATCAGCAAATGATTGCGTGGCTCAAGAACAATGCGGCTTTTTGCAAGGCAAGCGACTACGTGGTTATGTGGAACAATTTGTCAGAATGGGCAGGCACAGCCGACTCAGCGGAAGCTAGAGCGTTAATTATTCATGGATACAAAGATGCACTTGAGCGTGAAAAGAAATGATAGAAACCATCAAGCTATTCCCAACTGTGCAACCCTCTGGGTATCCTGACAAACACGATCTTGCCCAAGCCAAACTAGAGAAACAGCATGAAGTTAACAAGACCCTTGAGATAGCCAAGCAAAAGCAGACAGAGCTACAGGACATAGGGTTTGAGATTTACTGCAAGAAGGTAGTTCAAGAGCGGCTCCGCATGGAGATATTCAACAACCGTAAGCTGGACATTTATGTATGACCAAGAAGCCAATACGCCAACCACGGAAACCGCAGATAGAAGTGAAAGAAAAGCTGACGCTGTGGGTAACTCTGATGGTAAGCGCAACCCTGTGCATCTCTGTCTTGGCTATGGTGGTCAGCTTTATGCTTGGCCTTTGGGCCAAAGAAGTGGACAACGCAGAAATCTTCAAAATGATTTCACCCGCTTTTTCTACTCTTATAGGCGGCATGATTGGGTTCCTGTCTGGTATCAAACTCATGCAGAATGAAGACAAAAAGGAGTCAAAATGTTAGACATATTAAGTGGCGGTATTCTAGGTTCAGTGTTTGGCGGCTTGTTCCGCATGGCTCCTGAAGTCCTAAAGTTCTTTGACAAGAAGAATGAGCGCCAGCATGAGCTTGCTATGTTTAAACATCAGTGCGACTTAGAAGCCCAGCGCGGCCAGCAGAAGTTAGCTGAGATTGGCGCACAACGTGAAGCCGCAATTGATGTGGGTGTCATGGATGCCTTCAACAACGCCATTACACAGCAAGCAGAGATGGTTAAATCTGCAGGTGGATGGGTAGCTAGCCTGTCAGCTTCTGTGCGCCCTGTGGTCACCTATTGGGTGCTGTTTGTGTGGTCGTTTATCCATGTTTGGTTTGCTTGGAACGCATGGCTTGCCGGTGCGCCTGCTGTAGAAGTGTTTAAAACCATGATGACACCTGACTTTTCAGCCTTGTTGTCTGGGACAATAAATTATTGGTTTCTTGATCGTACTTTAAAGCAAAGGGGTATTTAAATGGCACACGCAAATAACTGTTTAGTTCACGAAGACGGCCCATGCACCTGTGGGTTTGAAGAAATCCTAGCGGATGAAGCAAGGGAAGCCGAGCAAGAACATCTTGACGAGCAATGAACCTAGAACTAGCCGCTGAACTGTGCCGCCGGTATGAAGGGTATCGCGCCAAGCCGTATTTATGTCCGGCTGGTGTGGCTACGATTGGTTATGGCTCTACCTACTACGCAGATAAACGCAAGGTAACTCTAGAAGACGCTCCGATGGATGAACCCACGGCAAGGGCGCTTCTAATGATCGAGCTTGAGCATACATATCTGCCCGGTGTCTTGCGTAACTGCCCCGGCCTGATTACTGACGTTCGTAAGTGCAATGCCATCGTAGATTTCTGCTATAACTTAGGCACTGGACGCTTGCAGACTTCCACATTAAAGAGGAAAATCAACGCCAATGATTGGGAAGGGGCAAAAGAACAACTGATGCTCTGGACTAAAGGTGGCGGCAAGGTACTGCCGGGCTTGTTAAAACGCCGCACTGCTGAGTGCGCCCTACTGGATTGACCGATGCCATTACAAAAAGTTCTGTTTAAGCCGGGCGTCAACCGGGAGAACACTAGGTATACGACCGAAGGCGGTTGGTACGAGTGCGACAAAATCCGTTTCCGTCAAGGCAACCCTGAGATTGTTGGTGGCTGGCAACGCATTTCTTCAAACACTTACAACGGTGTGTGCCGCTCGCTTTGGAACTGGACAACGCTTGGCAACTTTAACCTAGTAGGCGTCGGCACTAATACAAAGTTCTACATTCAAAATGGTGGTGCGTACTATGACATCACGCCCATCCGCACAACAACTACGCTAGGTACAGACCCTTTCACAGCCAACGGTACAACTACAGTCACAGTGACGGCTACATCTCACGGCGCTACGACAGGTACGTTTGTTACTTTTAGCGGTGTTACGGGTACATACGCTTCTACGCTAAACGCTGAGTACCAGATCACAGTAGTTAATACTAACTCCTACACAATCACCACCCCTACAGCCCTAGCAGCAGGTTCTTACGGTGGCTCGGCTGTTGTTGCGGCGTACCAACTTAACGCTGGCCCTGCGTATGCTGTACCTTTGACTGGCTGGGGCGCTGGTGCTTGGGGCGCTGGTGCTTGGGGTACAGGTTCTACAACTAGTACTAGCCTACAGCTTTGGAGCCAAATTAACTACGGCGAAGATTTGGTTTTTGGCCCCCGTGGTGGCGGTATTTACTACTGGGATGCAACAGGCGGTTTGACAACCCGTGGCGTATTGCTTAACTCTCTTGGCGGTACGGTGTCGTTTACAAATGCTTCTCCTACTGTCGTAACATCAACAGTCCTCTACACAGAAGGTGCAGCGCTTAAGTTCTCTGGTGGTTCTTTGCCAACGGGTATTACAGCAGGTACTACGTACTATGTGTTTGAAGTCAACGGTTTGACGTTTAAATTATTAGATAGCGCAGGGGCGGCAGTTAACACAACTTCTTCAGGCACGGGCGCAGTGTCTACTATTGTTGACGTGCCGACTGTCCAGAACAGCATAGTGGTGTCTGATACATCTAGGTTTGTCATTGTGTTTGGCTGTAACGACTACGGCAGTGCAGTGCTTGACCCCATGCTGATTCGTTGGTCAGCGCAAGACGATATTTATAACTGGACGCCTGACCCCACTAACCAAGCTGGTTTTGTGCGGGTGTCTCACGGCTCAGAGATTGTGGCTACAGTCCAGACCCGTCAAGAGGTGCTGGTGTTTACCGACTCATCTGTGTATTCACTGCAATACCTAGGCCCCCCTTATGTCTGGGCACCGCAGTTGCTTGGCGATAACATTTCAATTCAAGGCCCCAACGCTGCTGTAATTGCCTCTGGTATTGTTTACTGGATGGGCGTGGACAAGTTCTACTCTTACGATGGCCGTGTGCAAACGCTTAACTGCGACTTGCGTCGTTACGTGTTCCAAGACTTTAACCAATCCCAAGCCGCGCAGGTGTTTGCGGGTACTAACGAAGGCTTCAATGAAGTCTGGTGGTTCTACTGCTCTGCCAACTCATTTACCATTGACCGTTACGTCATTTATAACTACCTAGAAAAAATCTGGTACTACGGCACGATGGCACGAACAGCGTGGCTGGATTCTGGTTTGAGTGACTACCCCTTGGCAGCTACGTACAGCAGTAATTTGGTGTATCACGAGAATGGGCTAAACAACAATGAAACCGGAACAACCGCTGCTATTGATGCCTACATTTCATCCTCAGAGTTTGACATTGGCGACGGACATAATTTTGGTTTTGTGTGGCGCGTCCTTCCTGATCTGACCTTTGAGAACGCCACTATCTCCCCAACAGGTGTACAGCCTACTGTGACCATGGAGCTTTACGGTTTAGCCAACTCAGGCTCGGGGGTTACAAGCGATGCCTCACAGCCAGTGCGTAAATCGGCTGCGTACAACATTACCGAAGAATTCACCGGCATGATATTCACGCGCCTGCGTGGTCGCCAGATGATCTTTAAGATTAGCTCTAACCAGATCAACACGGTCTGGCAGTTGGGCGCTCCACGTATTGATATTCGACCAGATGGCAGACGTTAATGACAACACAAAACAGGATCATTAACCCCGCACCGCCCAACTTGCCACTGGGTACGGATCAGTACGAGCGCCGGTATCAGGATCAGTTTACAAACATTTTGCGTCTGTACTTTAATCAACTGCAAAATGCGCTTACAGAGATTACAGGCAATGCTGGCGGTAGGTATTTGGCGTTTCCGTACGGAGCGTTTTCAGACTTTGCCAGCCAGACCGCGACAGTTAATACAGCGACTGTAATGGCGCTGAGCACCACAGATTTTTCTAACTCTGTGTCGCTACAAACAGGGTCAAAGATTACGGTGGAGTACGCAGGTATTTACAACTTGCAGTTTAGTGTGCAGGTGCAAAACGCTGGCAACGCACCACACGATATTTTTATCTGGCTCAAACAAAACGGCACGGACATCACAGGCTCCACGGGTAAAGTCGGTTTGCCTGCTCGTAAAAACCCCGGCGATCCGTTCCACGACATTAAAGGCTGGAACTACTTTCTAAACATGAACGCAGGCGACTACGTCCAAATCTACTGGTCAACTACAAATGTGGACGTAACCATAGAAACGTATGCGGCTTCAGGCACGCCGACTAAACCCTCAACCGCTTCCGTCGTAGCTACACTTTCATTTGTCTCCGCGCTACCAACATGATATTATCAAACAACCCCCATTTTGAGAGGCAA